GTTCCCGAGCTTGTAAAACGCTTCAGCTCAACAAGCTGCGGTGCACCACCCTTGTTATTGTCAACATACTGCTTTGTCGCAGCATGAAACGGGCCTGTCGGGTCACCGGCAAGTATAAGCGCGCCAGTCATTGTGCCACCTGACTTGTCCAGTTTCGCGTCAAACTGTGCGGAGTGGGCGTTCTCGTCGTTGTTGTGGTTGCTTACTGCGTTTGATACATTGCCCGGCGTGGCGTAGTCCTCACCCGCAACAGCCTGCTCTATTTTGCCGTTTTTGCCTTTGATAAGACCGCTTATGTTGGTGAGTAGTCTTTCGGCTTTCTCAATGTCGTTAAGAAACCGCACTTATATCACCTCAACCGATTACTGTCACTGTGTACTGATTATTTGACGGCGCCTCCGCAAACCTTAGCGTTATAGTGTTTTCTGTCGTCATTTCTACATCGGTGTAAACCTGTGCATACGGCGACGCGGTCTCCCTGATTGACACAACGACGTCACGGGAGCCGAGATTATGGGTTATAGTAAACACGGTGGTTGTCCCATCTCCGACGGCAGCTGTGTACTTTCCGGTTTTCTGCGCGATCAGATTGGTTATTGTCGTCGCAAAATTAGGATCGTCGCCCAGCGCTGCTGCGAGCTCGTATAACGTGTCCAGCGCAGCAGGAGCAGAGCCAACGAGGTCAGCAAGGGCCGTATCTGTATAGCTCTTTGCGTTATTGTACGCCGCGTCCGCTTTGCTCTGCGCGCCGGATGGCGTCTCTTTTGCGTCGAGCGCGGCCTGCAGTCCCGTGATGTTGTCTATGTCGATGGTATACTCGCTATCATTGATGGCGTCGACAATGTCCTCTGCGGTCATCGACGCTCCGAGCGCATCCATGCCGACCCACTCGGTGCCGTTGTAGTAAAATGGCCTGTTTGATACGGTGTTAAAGTACATTTGCCCTTTGACCGGGTTCGCGGGCGCAGATGTGAGCTTGTGGAGTATTATGTTAAGTACCTGATTTTTGTTAAGGTCGAGGTTTGTTAAAATGTGCATATATCTATCCCCCTTAATTTAGATAGGCTTTTCCCGAAAACTCGGCACTAAAATGTACCCGTATGTGCGAGGTTGTTAAATACTCGACGTCGCCGACAACGACATTTCCGCCGGAATCAACAACTGTAACCGACGGATATTTGTCGAGGTCGTGTGTAATGTCCCACGTTGTGGCTGCTGCTATTTGGATATGCACATAGCCGGGTTTTACGCTCGCTGCCGCCTCACGTGCTTCCTGTGCGCTTTGCTCCGCGTCGGAGGCAGCCATTAACGCGGTCGACGCACTCTGTGCCACGGTGTCAAGCCACTCGGGAGCCGGGTCGGGCGGCGGGTCGTTATCGTCGGTTATAGATTGCGCCACATCGCATAAGACGGTCGTTGTCTTGCCGATAATCTCGCCGTCGAGCAGTAGGCGCAGCTCAAGCGCTCCGACGCCAGCGACTGCAACGTCGGCTGCCGTTATGCGCCATCTAACGACATTGTCATCGGTTACGACAATAGCGACCGGATACGTCATTTTGTCCGGCCGCCGATAAACGAGCGCAAATGAGCAGCCCTCATATTCCGCCGCCCACTCCGATGCGTCAATGCTCACAACCCGAAACATGTGCTCGCCGACAGCGCCCAGCGCAATGCGCTTTGTGCTCCACCCGCCGGAGGCGTTTATTTTTATGTTCATGGGTTCCTCCTGCGATTAGTTGATAAGGTTATATCCCGTGCTACCGAGTACGTTTAAAAGTTCGTTGAGTTTGTTGATTACGTCGGTCAGCGTCGCGGATGTGTTGAGCCTCGTTATTGTTGACTTTGTGCGGCTCATGCCGTTAAAAAATGCAATGCTTGAGCCTGTATGCTTGCCTGTATAATTGGTTGCTGTTTTTGCTGTCGTGCCGTCCGACTCAAATATGTTCGTTATCAATTTGCCATTAATTTGCGATGTTACGTTGCTTGCGTTTGTTGCGCTGCTTGCGCTTGTCGCCGTGCTTGCGCTTGATGCCGATGTCGCGTTTTTAACCGTTGTGCCGTTTGACTCAAAAATGGTTGATATTGCTTTTCCGTTAATATAGGTTGTTACATTGGTTGCGGATGATGCGCTGTTTGCGCTTGATGCTGTGTTCGCGGTCGTTGCGCTGTTTGCTGTGTTTGCGCTTGCGGCATAGTCGACATTAATGCTTGTCGCCGGGGCACCAATTTTACAGATAACAACATAAGTGCCGGAGTCTTTCATTATAAATACTCGGTCTCCCACCGCAAACTTAAAAAATGTATTGCATTTATACCGCTTTGACGATGCTGCCGCTGCGCCGTCAAATTTAAGCGTCAGCCCGTCCGAGTAGACGCCTGCGACCGTTGCAAAATGCTGATCTTCCGGCTCCTGTATTTCTTCCTCGAGTTCTTTTTCCTCTTGGTAATTTTCGATCATGCTATCACCCGCCTTGCTTTATGTTTCATGTTTGCGGACGGCGACAAAACCATGCTCCACTCGGTTTCTTCAAAAAGCCCCGACAGTTCGTCGTTGTCAAGAGCCAACACATTAAACGAGCTGTGCGTTGGATTTATCGCCGTTTCAAATGTTATTGTTTGCGTCGTTAATAGCGCCTTTGTCCGCAGCATATTTGCGGTATTCTGTAACGCTGTCTGGTTCGGCGTGTTGTCAACTTGCGTGACAGATAACACGCGCCCGATGTTGACCGTCGAAAACGGCACGCTCGGGTCGGTGATTTCGGCCGTTGCTGACATTGGCGCGCCCAAATCCGGGTTGGAGCAAATAACTAAAAACACATTGCATTTGCTGTGCATGTCGTTGCTTAACGTGTAATCCTCGCCGATCAAACTAAACTGCCCCGCCGTGTAAGTGTGCGTGACATTGGCAAGCGACGGTGCCGCATATGGCGTTATATGTACCGCGCCGTTAAGGTCTACCCATGCGGAGTTATAGTTGATTTCGGCGAGCAGGTCGTTGATGATTGTAAGATATGGCGTTCCGATTTCCCAGTCCTCTCGGGCTGTTGCCATTGTGAGCGATGTTGGCGTCGAGATTATGTTGGTTATGCCGCACGCCATCAGCAGGGAGTTTATTTGCGCAACATAGTTTGTGCCCGCCGGTATTGATAAGCGAGTTTCTATTTTTTTGCGCTCGGCGAGATACAAAGGGCTGTACCCCTCGATTGCGACGGTTTTTAGCCCGCCGGTCTTGCGGTACTCCTCCGAGGTCACTACAAAGTGTCCGCACGGATAATCAACTCCGTTAATAGTGACGACCGCCCGTATACGGTCAGTCAAAAAGTTAATGTCCTCAAAATCGTCACGGTAAAAGGCACCGCGGATCGACATTTTAAGGGCAGATGATGACACGCAATTTATTTCGGGGTCGTCGGCGGGGTATATGCGTTTGTACATCCCGCCGCCCCTCATTACTTCGTAACGAGCCGAAAACTCGATTATGTCTTTAATCAACATATGCGACCTCCTCGACATAATCAATGCGAGTTATGTCAAGGTCAAACTCATAGACGAGCCCCGTATCGTATCCCACGCGGTTAACGCAGCCAAACATGCGCCCGCCGTGCGTGTTTTTGATTATGACCGTCTTGCCAACAAGCGCCTCGACCGCCTCGGCTTGCTCACGGGTCTTTGCCGCGTAAGTTGCTCGGAGTGTCGTGTTTTTTCGGCCGCCCACGACCGGCACGGGATATTCGCGCCCGGCGAAATTTTTGTAGGATACATCTGCCGTCGTATCAAACGATTGCGACGTAGGGTCGTCAAGAGCAAATCGCAGGTATATCCAGGACACGGGGTTAATTGTCGATATAACGTCGCAAGGCATCTGCACCGGCACCGCGATTTCGTCGGACGCGATATAATGACCTGTCGAGAGTATGCCGAGCACCTTATAACGCGCCATGCCGTTGCTGTAATTGTCGGTATAATGCGTCGCCGCTGTTTGTGCTATCGGCACGCCGTCGCGGTATACAAGATAATCAACACAAGACGTGCTCGGCGTCCATGTGAGCGCAACCGCGCAGCCCTGCTGTGTAGCCACAAGGTCAACGCTGCCCGAGCCCGCGTTGGCAAGCTGTGCGTATATGGGGTCTGTCCAGTTTGTCCATGCCCCGTCGGATGACATAATGCGCACCGATATCTCGTACACGCCATCGGGATAATAATAGGGCGACTTGTACGACGTCGCCGTGCCAAATATCGGCTCACTAACCCTGTCGCCGATGCGCACTTGATATGCCGTCTGCCCACTCGACGACCATGTTACGGTCGGGCGCGGCTTGCCATCGCAACTGACTGACGACGACGACGGGTTAGTCTTAACAATGACTTGCGCCGTTGCCCAGTCCGACGCAATTGTGCCGGATGCCGTCCATGTGCGCACGCGCCACCACACAACGCCGTTGGGCAGGGTATTTGCAGGCACATCATGGTAATGGTTGCTTGACGCGACCTTATTGGCTATATTAGTCCATGTCACGCCCTCATCGGTGCTGTATTGCAGGTCATAGTGAGATTGCGGCGCGCCGCTCTCTTGGTAAAATGACCACGCAAACCGGTTGACCGCCGTGCGCAGTATCGTAACTCCGTTGGGCGATATATTGCTGACAATTGACGGCGCCGCACCATCTGTGTATGTATATGATACGCTGATATAGGTTGCGTCAAATGTCGTTGTCCGATTTGTCGTAGACCAGCTCACGCCGATACCGTTGAGTAATATTTTGCGGATTAGCGCGGGGTCGGTAACGATAAATGTTGCCGTTGTGCCGTTGCCCGGCATCGTGCCGATAATTGTGCCGGAGGTGTAATTGTTATACGCCGTGCGCCCGTTGCTCGTGCTGTTTATCGGCGAGTCCTGCACTCTAAAAACAACCGGGCGTGAAAATGTTATATTGACCGTGAGCGTCAGCGATGAAAAATACTTGCTTGTAAAGTATGATTCCGTTATATTCCCAAACTTGATGCCGCCCGCGTAGTAATAATACTTTATGCCAGCAGTGCCCTGCACCACAGAACTGTTACCGACAGTTAATATGCTGTCGGATGGTGTTGTAACACTCGACGATTCACCCCAGTATGTAAGAGCGCCGTTAAGCACGATATAAGTTTGTATAACGGTTGCTTGGCGGATTACCGATACATTTAGATTAGCGGTAGCCATCGGATTTACCTCCCTCCGACGTAGCCCATGCGTGTTGACATGCGCTGTCTTTCGGCGATACGCACCATGTCGGCAAACTCGCGGACGCTTTTAGCGTCGATGGTGATGTTGTATATAGTCGTGCCGCCCATCATTGCGCGGCTGCGGCGGTTAGTATATACTCGGCTGCCGGCAGGCAGGTCGACAAGCTCGGGTCCTTCCTCGCCGACAATCGCAAGCCCGCCCGGGTGATTGCTCGTGCCGCGGGCGTAACGCGGTATGGGTTGATTTTGCACGCTGTTAACGGTGTTTTGCATCTGCGCAACAGAGTTGCCGATTGAGCCCATGGCGCGCTCAAGGTCACCCGAGCGCCCGATTATGACTGCGATTATCGCGCCCAGCGCAATAAGCGCTGCGACAACAGCCATAATGATTAACTTTGTTTTTATCGCGGGAATGGATATTTTTTCAAAGAACCCCGCTATCGCCGTAGTAGTATCCACAACTTTTTTGATCGCCGATACCATTGCAACAATACCCGCAACAACCGCAGTAATACCAACAACCGCCTGTACCGTCTGCGGGTTGATTTTTGACAACATGTTAATGAGGTCGGTCAATATCGGTAAAAATATCATGCCGAGCGACAGCTTCGCGGCGTCCGCGGCATTGTTCATGCGCATCATGGCGTCGTTAAGCTCGCCGTATTTGTTGAGCGTTTCCTCGTCCATGACATACCCGACGCGATGTGCCTCGTCCGCAAGCTCGCGCAAGCGCTCCGAGCCTGCCTCGATTAACGGGTTAAGCTCACGAGCCGAGCGTCCAAAAATCTGCATCGCGATTGCGTCGCGCTCGGTTTCGTTGCGGATTTTGCCGAGCCGGTCAATAACTTGATAAAATACGTCGTTTGCATCGCGGAGCTGCCCGTTTGACTCGGTGACGCGCACATGCAGGGTCTTAAATGCGTTTGCCGCCTCTTGCGAGCCGTTCTTGGCGTTGTTCATTGTGCGGATCATTCTCGACAAAGAGCCCTGCATCGTTTCAAACGACACATCAACGAGCTCGGCGGCGTAGCGAAATTCTTGTATAGCGTCGGTCGACATGCCAGCGGTCGACGACAACGTGAGGATATCGTCAGCGGTGTTTGATGCCTCAATCGACACTTCAACGAGCTTTCTTCCAAGCGTTATCAACCCGGTAAGTGCCAGCGAGCCGACCACGGTAAAACCATCAAGTTTATCGGTAGCGCCTTTGATTGCGTCGGGAAGTTTAACTCCAAACTTCTCGGCTACGTCAGTCAACGTCCCGGAAAGCGCCGAAAACCCGCCCTCCGCTTTCTTTGCCGCGTCTTTGGCTTCGCCGAGTTCCTTGTTCATTTTGTCGAGCTCGACTT